CGGTATTCCAATTACCGAATTGTGTTGTGGGGTCGTACAGAATAATAACACCGTTACTACTCATCCAAGCATCGGTGAATATTCCGCCATAGTAAGGAAAGGTATGTCCTAAAGAAACGTGAAAGGTGCCATCATCAACACCCTCCATTACTTTGGTCATACCATCTGGACTTAGCCAATCAGCATCCGCATAAGCGTTTATGCTGAATAAGGCTAATAGTGTAAAGAGAACCTTTTTCATTGGGGTCTATTCGGCGATTCGGTTATACGGCCTCGCTCAACATCTCGTACACTAACACCGGGAACGTCAGCAAGGTTTTCTTCCCAAGCTAAACCTGCATCATCACCTATCAAACCTTCGTATGGGCAAGGTGTTCCTGCCATTTTCATAGCAGTCCATACACGATCGTCTTGGCACATTAGTGACACAGCAGCTACACGCATACCCATGTCATACAATGTTTTGCTCAGTTTGATTCTTTCGCAGTTTTCATCTCTAATAGATTTACCGCCAGCAAGACCAAATATTTGAGTTTGTACTGCACCACTTACACCTGTTGTACACAAGTCTTGCGAATACGAACTACCAATACTAGGAGCAATAGCAGAAGGAGGAGGTGACTCAATCTTTTGATTGATGTTTTGAGTCTGGGTACTCTCACTTACATTTCTGTTTTCGTTTACATTATTATTAGTGTTAGTAGTGGTAGCTACACTTTCGCTTACACTCTCACTAATATTTGTATTCGTATTATTGCTTGTGGTATTGTTGGTATTGTTATTTGTGTTTACAGCAGTGCTAGTAGATTGTACTGTGTTATTGTTATTATTTGTATTAGTATTATTGCTAGTAGAGGTACTAAAGTTATTGTTAGTATTAGTATTATTACTAGTAGCGGTACTAAAGTTATTGTTAGTGTTGGTGTTATTGCTGGTGCTAGTATTAGTGTTAATATTGGTGTTGGTGTTGTTAGTACCACCAGACAATATATTATTGTTAGTGTTAGTATTATTAGAAGTGCTTGTGTTTGTATTTACATTTGTGTTAGTATTAGTGTTATTGGAAGTTACATTAGATGTAGAAGTCGTGGTTCCGTTAGTTTCTACGTAAGTTGTTGAATCAAAGTTACCATCTGCATCGTTTGCTACCTGTCCATAAGTTATATTGGTCATCAAAAGCATGATAAACGCTGAAAAGCGTTTCATGTATTACCCCTTTGTTAAAATTAGCTATTAAGCTACGTGCTTTACAGCTATTTTATGTTTCTTTTTAGTTGTGAATTTGTAGCTCTCATCCGCGTGATGAACTCTACGACTTACACCTTCCTTAGCGTATCCGACACCCATGATAAGCAATGGCTCTCCATTAAGACCAATTGTTTCCTGCATATCCTGGGGGTTGTAACATAAGCAACAACCACTTCTATAACCCATCATGTTAGATACTAGGTTACAATATCCAGCTGCAATACCTACTGCCATATCAGTATCACGTTGAATGGTGCCATGTGTCACACCACCGTATGCCGGATGTTGCTGCTCACCTAAAGCAGTATTTCTTTCAAATACTAATACAAGGTTGGCAAGTGTCTGTGGGTTGGTTTGTGATTTCACACCTTCTTCAGTAAAGATGACACCAAAACCTTCAGTTTTGGCATGGATTTTTTCAATCATATCTCTATTGGTGATAGCGTGAACTTTATAAAAAGGTCTGTTTTGTTTACTAGGGCATTGTGTTACAGATTCCAAAATCAGATCAACATCTTCTTGTGGGATTTCTTTGCTCAGATCCCAGTTTCGTTGAGTGTGTTGGCTTCTGTGAATGGCCTTTTTAATGTCTTTATTAGTAAATTTTTTGTTTTCCATTAGGAGTCCTCTATTGTCAGATATGTGACTAACCCTACTATTTATATATTGTCACTATTACGTCACCTAAGTTATTGATTTTATTGGCAAAAAAATGCTTGACAAATGCCGAAATGTGTGTCATAATAGTCGGACAAAATGAGAGGAATATATTATGTTTTTAGATCTTTCGGCCAATAACAAACCACGTAGACGTAAAGCTAAAAAAATCAAAGGTGAGGTATATGAAAAGTATACTCCGCCAAAATTCCAGGCATATACTCCGCCCCCTAACCCCTATTACCGTGAGACACCGAAATACAATAGCGTGTCATCTAACACCGCTATAAATACCTCGAAGCCCGAACGTAAAGAGTACACAGGTACACTTGTTAAGGGCATTGCAACAATGCACAAGTCTAATGCCGTTCCTATTATCAATGAGGAACAGGCAAAAGATATTTCGAGGATGAGGCGTGGATAATCATGTAGAACTTGATATTGACATTAGAGATGTAAGTGATGATTTAGCACAGAGCATTTTTAAGACACTATCAGAAGAACTGATTGTTGTTATTCCAAAACAATCAACCAACAATATTTACCTATCAAGGCTCATACACAAGATGAGTCGCATTGCCAACTATAACCAAATGGTATGGAACAGACACGGTGATGTTATAGGCCTGCCTGAGGAGTTTGTAGATCCCACTGACGTAGATGCTTATCCCTGTCAGCGCGTCAACGGGGGGAAAACGGATAAGGGATTACATGGAGGTATTTTTCCTACAGGCGAACTCAAGTGGCACGCCAACCTAAACGGGCCAACCCGAGCAGACGGTGTAGCATTACAAGGGATTGATGATGTTGTTGGTACTGAAACTCAATGGTTGAATACTGCTCGAGCATTGGCTGAAATGCCTGCTGAACTCAAGCAGAAACTTGAGGGTGTGAAATGTAAGTATACATATACGGCTGCTAGTAAGTGGGCCGACAAACCGCCTGAATATCAGTTAAAATATATGTCAACCAATGTTGAAGAATATGAGATGTATATTTTACAAGAGAATATCGCAGGTGTCAAAGGGTTGTACTGGTATCATAATAATGACCTTGTTACCGAGGCAGACTTCTATGATGAACTCATGGAGTATCTATACCAGGACAAGTTTATTTACCGACATTTTTGGGAATATGGTGATATAGTTTTGAGCGATCAACTATTGACATTGCACCGTCGGCCATTGTATAATAGTGACATATTAGAAAAACGAGTTTTACACCGGTATACGTTTCCTATAAGTAACAGGGACGACCCGGAATGGATTTTAAGGAGGAATAGTGTCTAAGTTTTTAGTAGGGGTTTTGACTACAAGAGACGCAGAAAAGGCAAGAAGATGTGTAGACTCAGTAGACTGTGAAGATGTAGATATTGTAGTTATTTCAAACTCACTTGACCCAGAATATTTGAAAAAGGTTGAGGGGAGTTGTGCTGGCTATACTGTAGTCGAAACAGAATGCAACGGTACACCTGGTAAAGGCAAAAATAGCGTGTTGGATTATTTTATTCAACAAAACTATGAATATCTATTGCCTATTGACGGTGATGACTATTACACTAAAGGTGGAGTAAAGCAACTTGTAAGATATGTAAAAATGTTAGAGCCTGAGAATTCCCCTGATGTTATTGGACAAGAAAACAATCCTATGACCTGGGAAGGTGAAGAAACAAATTTTGAAAATTTTTTTGCTACTATCACTTCTTCTACATTTGCAAATCGTTCAGCAAGACCTAATTTGAGAATGTTGCGTCAATTAAAAACTACAATGGATAATATAATACCATTCAATAGGTTTCTCTTATTGTCCTCCTACGCAGCAAAAAGTTTTCGCTACAATGAAACTTTAAAGGCAGCAGATGATGTAATGGCTAGTTTTGAGTTGTATAGTCAAACTCCTGAGTTAAGGTACTTCTTGTTAAAAGATCAACAATTTTATTTTTATGACCTAGAAGAAGGCGGTGTCTTACACCAATTTGTCAATGAGGCAAATGCTGAAAACATGATACCGTTTTTTGAAAAGGTGAATGAATTAGACTTTACCGACAGTAAAGTTAGTCGTATAGGTACCTTCTAATGATAAAATATGATTATATTGTTTCTTGGATGAATTACATAAGAAACAATCCAAACGACAAAAGATTTTTAGAATGTTTTTGGGAAAGTCAATTAAAAAGTAAGGATTGGTTAGTTACAGAAACATTGAAAGTAAACCCTGACTTAAAGAATATTATAATATTTGGCGGTTGGTATGGTATACTTGCTCAATTATTTGAGTCAAGGTGCTCGTCTATTGAATCTATAGAAACAGTAGACATTGATCGTTGGTGTAATGAAGTTTTTTCTAATCAACTGAACATATCATACAAAATTACAGCAAAAACTTGTTGTATGGCTGATTATATATATTCTAGTAATGAATTGTGCGTTGTTAATACTAGCACAGAACACGTTAAACAAGATATTTATGATAAATGGTGGGATAACGTGCCTGAAGGTACTATGTATGTGTTACAAGGAAATAACTTTGACACTATTGATGAACATATCAGAACTTCTCCTACCTTAGATAAATTTTTACAGGACAATCATATAAAGAATCCAACATACACCGGCAGTGTTTTGTGCCCAGGTGATTTTAGTAGATTCATGGCAATAGGATACAAATAATGGCAGGTAACTATAAAGATCGTTTGATACAGACAAGAGAACTTGTAGATGAGATAAGTCCTTCTTTTTGTGCAGCAAAGTGGACACAGATTACAATGCATCTAGGCAATGGCACCAATCATAGCTGCCACCATCCCCAGGTTCATTCTTTTGATTTAGAAGATGTGAAAAAGAATCCTAACGCCCTACACAATACAAAATATAAGAAAAAACTTAGAAAGCAAATGCTTGAAGGCGAAAGACCTGTAGAGTGTGACTATTGTTGGCGAGTAGAAGATGCTAACAAGGATACAGTGGGAACTCCCGGTGAAGTATTCAGTGACCGTATTGTAAAGAGTGGTGATTATTGGTCAAAACCATATCTCAACGAAATAAAAAATCAACCGTGGGATGCTGATTATTATCCTAAGTATGTTGAGGTAGATTTTGAAAACACTTGTAATTTCAAGTGTGCGTATTGCTCACCTTCTTATTCATCACAATGGCAGAAAGAAGTAAGAGATCATGGACACTACCACTTCCCAAGTGACCCTCACTTAGACTTTAATAGTATGGAAGAGATCATGGCACATTCTAAAGTGCCTATGAAACCTGAAGAAAATCCATACATTGATGCTTTTTGGGAATGGTTTCCTACAGCCGTCAAGCACATGACTAATTTTAGAGTGACTGGTGGTGAGCCTCTAATGTCTAAAAACTTGCACAGGGTGTTAGACTACTTAATTGAAAATCCTCAACCTCATTTGCAATTTGCAATTAACTCTAATCTAAACCCTAAACAAGATTTGTGGGATAAGTTCTTGGCTAAGCTAGATACCATTATTGAGAACAAGTGTGTTGATAGCATACAGGTATATACAAGCTGTGAGGCACATGGTAAACAAGCAGAGTATATACGATATGGTATGAATTACGATACTTGGTTGTTCCACTTAGAAAAATTATTACAGAGGCGAAACACAAAAGTCACTATCATGTGTACCTTTAATATGTTGTCTATTACAACTTTTAAATTGTTCTTAGAAGATATTTTAGCATTGAAAACAAAATACTTCAAACCAACAGGAACCCCAGCTTTACAGATTGATGTTCCTTATTTGAGACACCCTGAGTTTATAGCCGCTTGGGTGGCGCCTCCGAATGTAAGAGAAATTATGATTGATACAATTAATTGGATGTATCGTAACATGGAAATCAGACAGTGGATACCCTTACAAGGCAAAGGATTCTATGAGCAAGAGGTTGAACAGGTTAGACGAGTGTACGAAACAGCACATGAATTACACCACAAATATTGGAAGGAACAAACAGGAAGAGAACTTTCATTGCGCAGGACTTTTTATCAGTTTGTTACAGAATACGATAAGCGCAGAGGAACTAACTTTTTAGAAACATTCCCAGAGTATACTGAATTTTATAATGCTTGTAGAGAATACTGTGCTGAGTGGGAGCGAGACCAAATACAGGTAAAACAAGTGGAGTAAACTGTGCAAAAAAGAATACTGTATTGGGATGGCACTGACGGCGGCAATATGATAGATGTGCTTAAAAATGTAGGTGCAGCTAGAAATTCAAAACATTATGCGAATATACAAAAAGTCACAAGGTGCGAAATACGAAATACTAAAGAGTATACTGATCCCGGTGTTTATTATGTAAAGGTATATCACGGCATAGGTGTATGGGCGACTGGCCAATGGAAAAATCCTGTTCTATTACAAGAATTACCTGAACACGTAATTACAGGAATGCAACAAGATAAAATAACCTTGGTCATTGATTCCACTACAGAGGGCCACTCATATAAAGAATATCTAAATAGATTTGAAATAGATGTTTTTAAGCAGATACATGAGGATTGTGAGAAAAGAAATATCCCCGTACACAAAATTGAAATTATATATGGAGACTTTTTTCTACACGAAGGATATACTCGTTGGTGTGAATCTAACAATATAGGTGACAAACGCCTTACTATAAAGTGGGGCATAGCTTGGCACACCCAAACTACTTGGAATAAACCAGCAGAACTGGCTATCGAACAAGCTATTAGAAATGTGGATTCTAAGGATTTTTTAAGTCTAAACAGAATGTATAGGCCCCATAGAGCCCTTCACTTTTATGAACTCATAGATAAAAACTTGCTTGATAAAGGTATTGTTTCAGGAACTTTTATACAGGGTATTGGTATATTGACAAGTCCTTTTGATAACAACATTAAAAAATTTTTTCCAAACCTCCCAGACAATTATTCAGACAAAATAGAAAAACACTTTCCAATCGAACTAGATGAGTGTAGTAAAACAAGAGAAGTGCCTGAAATGCTTGCTACTCACCGTGAATATATGCAAAATTCCCTTTTGTCTTTTGTAACCGAAACTCAGTTTTATTATGATGCTTGGTTCCCAACTGAAAAAATATTCAAAACTTTTTCTTTTGGCCATCCTTTTATTTTATTGGGTTGTAGAGGATTAGTGCGGTGTTTGAAAAATCTAGGATTTAGAGTGGATCTATGCGGAATAGATCATACATATGATTCGGTAGCAGATCCCGAAAAAAGAGCTGAAATGGCTCACAAAGAACTTGTAAAATGGTGTAAACTAAGTAGAGAAGAAAAAATAATTAGGATTGAAAAGAGCATGGATGATATGCGTTATAATTTTGAACTCTCACACTCATTAAAATTATATGAAGATACAGTCCTAAGAAGAATTTTTTTACCTTAAATATCCACTGACTTGTAGAGTATATTTGTCTTTCATGCCGACATTCGCTCCCAGGTGTAAAATGTCACTGTCCCAAAGAAATCCCTCACCCTGTTTCCAATGGGTGTTTGTTTGCCATTCTCCGTTTACATCTTTATACTGTAAGAGGTGACCGACTTGCCAATCTTCAAGATATATGTTAGCACGAACCATTTTTTCGTTTGCTCTATCTGGATATTTTTTCTTTATTTGAAAAAATGTGTCTCGGTGCAAAGTGATTACATTTCCGGGAGGCTGTAAAATAGAACTGACGGTGACTACTTCCATGCCTAATTGTTCTCCTAGATCAAAATAGTCTACTTCACCGTCATCAAACCATAGTTGCTGTATTCTTGTATTATCTTCATGGTAACTTGCAGGAAAACCCTTGCCTAGAGATTCGTGTATATCTTCTTGTTCTCTCTTTTGGTAAGATATACAGCTACCGTAATGCTGAGTGTAGTCAGCATTTAGAATTTTATTGAAGTTAATGTCAATTTTTATATTTTGGAAAATCATTATAGCTCTCATATAAATAACATGATATATTTATAAAGAGATTCAGTATGGTAATATATTTTAATCATAGAAATCCTAAGACCAGACACACTATAACTACAAAGTGGAAGTTGACAGATAGTGAACTTGCTAAGGTGTGGGTCAATACCTTGTGGTTGTCCGATTCTCCTATAGAAAAATATGCTGAGAGTTTCCCTTCATTAAATGATGTTTACGAAACAAGTAAATTATTAGAAACTTATGTTGTTAGTTTAAACCAAATAGGCGCAGAACTACCAGAGTGGGTAGCAAGCATAGACATTGATCGTGAAAAACTAAACATATTACATGAGAACTTTCACAAGTTTGAGGATAGAGTAGCAGGTCGTGTAGACAAAAACAGCTTACCTATTCAGATTAGTGAAATGAAACATCCGGAAAAAATTAGAGTTCTTGATTTATTTAATAAAGTAAATATGACAGTACATACACTAGAGGGGTTTGACAACGTAAACAAAAATCGTAATGTAATACATAGTTATTCTTGTTTTCGTAAGTTTGTCCCTACTGAGTTGAAACCAAAAGTGACAGATGAATTAAGAAAAGATTTTATCCCTGATATTGAAGAAGTAGAGCCTAATCAGCCATGGTTGTCGTTAAGCTATGCCACAATAGGAAAAAATTTGTCGCACTGTTTTCAAGATAATGATACTTCAATAGTAAGACAAGAGTTGTTAAGTCCGCAAGTTTTGGTTTCTAGCGACTTTAATGTAAATATAAAACAACATAAAATCGCTATACGAAAAAAACATCAAAAAACTTTACCTACCTTAGAAGAATCAATGAACAAATATTTAGATAAAATATCTGAATGGGTAAAAGAAAACAATCTTGAGGATCATGTGGATTTAGAAGCAGCAGAGAACAGATACATTTTTACTCCCTGTTTAGCTAAATTAATATATCCATCTAACAGAATGTCGGTAGAACAAGTCAAAGAGTTGACGAGTGAATATGTTATAAGAGAATTTGGTCTTATGGAGGCCTCCGGTCAATTTATAATAAAAAAGGGTACTTGTTAGTGTTAGCATCTAAAAAAGTTTATCAAGATCATACTAATTTTTTTGTTGTGTTGCGTCAAGATCGAGGTGACGATACCCAACCTCGAATGCCTGACTGGAAATTAAAATTCAAAGTAAATACTACTTCAATAGCAGATCTCTGGCGTAAATCTATGCTAGAAAATTTTTTGTTGGATACTGCCTATGCTGGAAAGTATTTATTGGATAAAAAATTTATGTTTAAGGGGTTTGTGACCTCACCTGAAGATCGTCATCCACTTAGAGGCCTGCCTAGAATGTGTGATGAAATGAATTTTGCAATATATACTGTAAATGAAAAGATGGCAAAATATGGTTACCCACACATTGATTTATATTTTACAGTAGAAAAATTGTTGGGGCCAGAGTATAGAGATATAATGAATGACATACACCATCATTTTGAAACATTAATGGGACAATCGTGGGCTCCTAGTAAATGGTATAAACTACTACAGGGGGGTGATTTAAAAGAGCCTTTCGAAACGCAAATCGCTCGCTGGGCAATAGGTGAATTAAATTATTGTTGCCATGAGATAGAATCTACTATAGAAGCGATTAATCAAAAAAAATGGTGGGGGAACGGACACAGTGCTGCTATTGGTTTGAGTTATTCTAATCAACACCACGATCAAGTTATTTACAAAAATCACACAAAGTATTATAATATAACTTTAGAACATTATAAAGAATATGTGCCAACTCTATGCGAATTTGGAACAATAACTCCTTTCTATAGTCAATTAGGAAAAACACCGAAAGAAGCATTTGATGACGGAGATGATTATATTGAGAAAGAAAATATCACCCCGGAAGTTTATATGAGGGGAGAAACTAATATTTTTTGGATGGGAGCCAAACCTTACGAAGAACCAAAATGTTTGTATGAGCATGCTGAAGAAAGTGGATTCAAGGCTTGGTTAGAAAAAAATGGATGGGAAATTGATGATCCTAGATTGGCACTGGGACAATGTATACTAGCCAGAATTGATGCAGATTATCACAATCTTAATACTCCAGAAGGAGTTGATAAGTTTAAAGAAAAATTATATAGGTATAACAATGTAGTAGAAGTTGGTTTTGCAGATGATAATATGCACACACTTGTAAGCAAAAGATATGAAAACACTTGGTTAGATCAATACGAAGCTATATTAAAAGCGTATAAACTGGAATGGAAAAAAATATGACAGATAAAGAAGAAGATACTAATAAAGAAGAATTAGAAACTGAAGAAAATAAACAAAATGAACTTGAAGAAAAATTAAAGAAGTTGAGAGAACAGGATCCGTTTATATATGATTAGCTGGGGCGTAAGTGCAGGGTTCCATGATGCGGCTTTGACTGTTATCAAAGACGGATACATTGCCTTTGCCTCACATTCTGAACGATACAGTAAAATTAAAAATGATAAAAACCTGTGCCCAGGCCTTGTCAGAGCAGCCATGTTGTATGGTGAACCTGATATAATATTTTGGTATGAGAATCCTCTACTCAAAGCAACCCGTAGAATATGGGCAGGCCAAAAGAACTGGTATAAAAATCCAAGAGAATATTTTAAAGAGGTAGGCTATAATCCTAAATGTGTAATAGAATGGGGCAACCATCACAAGTCACATTGGGCTGCTGGGTATTATACAAGACCAAATCACTTTGTTGACTGTGCTACGCTTGTTGTTGACGCAATAGGGGAATGGACAACCACCTCAATCTGGAAAAATGAGAAAAAAGTTTGGTCGTCACGTTACCCAAAATCTTTAGGACTTTTTTACAGTGCCTTTACAGACAGGTTAGGACTCAAGGCAAACGAAGATGAATATATCCTCATGGGCATGGCAGCTTACGGTGACTCTAACAGATTCTATGACGAGATAGAAAAACTAACACATGGTAAAAATCTACACAAAGGTGTTCGTTGGTGGCGGCCAGAACTAAAGTCAGAACAAGATAAGTTTGACATAGCGGCTGCTGTACAAAGAGTATTTGAATCATACTTACATGGCTTGTTGAATAAGACAAAAGAAATAACAGGTCAGAATAAACTTGTTTACATGGGCGGCTGTGCCTTAAACTGTCTTGCTAACAGACTGATACCACATTACTTCAAAGAGCATTGGATAATGCCTAACCCAGGCGATGCGGGGTCATCACTTGGTGCTGTACTTGCAGGACTAAAAGAAAAAGTAAATTTTCACACTCCCTATTTAGGACATGAAATAGTAGGCGAATATCCGGTTGACAAACTACTACAAGAACTGTTACAATATGGGATAGTTGGAGTAGCAAATGGACGAGCAGAATTTGGCCCAAGAGCATTGGGCAACCGTAGCTTGTTAGCAGACCCACGTGGTGAAGAAATGAAAGATGCTGTGAACAAGATAAAACAGCGACAGGAGTTTAGACCGTTTGCCCCTGTTATTAGACAACATGATGTTGCTGATTATTTTGAGGTTAGTAAGACTTTTCATTCGCCATATATGCAACAGGTTGTGAAGTGTAAACACAAACACTTGTTCCCTGCAATCGTTCACAAAGATGATACAAGTAGGGTACAAACAGTAACGTATAATTCTAATCCTGGGTTATATATACTATTAACACGTTGGTATGAAGAAACAGGGTGTCCTATGTTACTGAATACGAGTTTGAACATAAAAGGACATCCTATTGTCAATACTCGTGCTGATGCACAAAAGTTTGCTGAAAAATATGATGTAAAAGTTTATTAAGGAATAAATATCTTTATTATGGGACAAGTAATACCTTTCAAAAGAAAGCCCAAAATACGTGAAGCTAAAGTAATAGGTCATAGATTATCATTCTACACAGATGAGGAGATAGACATAGCACTTTTAGCTCTCAATATGTATGGGTTCGACAAACTGAGATATACAGTAGACACTATGAAATCTCTGGATCCCTTGTACATAAGGGCCTGTCTAGCAAAACTAAGAAACAGTGATCTCATATCCTCTCTTGGCAAGAGAGTAATAAATATGATTATTGATAACATGGAGGAAATACGTGATGCCAATTAAGTTTAAGAAAAGTGTTGCTAAGTTTGTGAAGCAAAGCAATGGAACTCAAAAAAAGGTTATGGATCATTTTTATATGAGCAATACGTCCACAAAAGATATTGTGGCGGCATATGAATCTACTCGTATTAATAAATACAAAGATAAACTCAAAAAAGAACTCGTTAGACGAGGTGTATTAGATGCCCACGTATAGTTTTCGTAACAACGAAACGGGTGAAGAATATGATAAGATTATGTCTTGGGATGCCAAGGTTGAGTATCTAAAGGAACATCCTGAAATAGAATCAATTATCACCGGTGCCCCAGGACTTGTAGCAGGCACGGGTGACCGCACGAAACCGCCATCCGGTTTCAAAGAAGTATTATCCAGAATTGCTGATGCGAACCCCAACAGCCCATTGGCTAACGACTATGGTAAAAAAGATCATAAGTCTGTTAAGATTAGAGAAACGGTGCAAAAAATTAGCAGCAATATTATGGAGTAAAAATGTTCTATGAAATTGATTTTTCAGATGGCACAAATTTAACTACCTTAAGATATAAAATATATGATACTCCCATAGCAAATATATGGAAAGAAGTTACTAAAAATGTATTATCACAAAAAGACTGTAGCATCTATCCATTTTTTTGGAAACACACATTTGGGTCAGATGATGAATTTTTAAAAATATGGGATAAAATGTATGAGAATGTTCAAAGATGGAACAGTGGAGAGACTTTTGTAGATCCAAAAAAAATTGTCATGCCAAAGGATGTTCCTTCTAAGAATTTGGAAAAAGTTTTGAACTATTTACATGAAGAATTCCACAAATTTGAAGAAATGTATGCACCCAACCATCCTAGAAGAAAAGGCGATTATGATATAATGCAGGTATTGAATAAAGATATACATACATTAGAACATCATGCCCGCCGCGACGATGCAGTGAAGTGTGGATTCTTTAATTATTCACCTCAATGTAGTAGAAGTGGGAATGACAGAAAACCAATACCAGCACATCAGATAAACAACTGGACTAGTAAGATATTACACGGCTCTTTACATTTAGGATATAATACCATAGGAAAAACTTTATGGCATTGTGTTCAAGACAATGACATTGAACTAGTAAAACAAAAAATGACAAGGCCTCAAAATGGCATAAGCAATGAAACTATATTAAATTTTTTGCCAGAAGGCAAAATGTATGACAACACATCTAATGACAAACAAAAAATTATTGATTGGGTACGTGATAACAAACTAGAAGAATACGTAGATTTAAACGATCCAAAAAATTTTATGATAGGAATGGGTCCTATTATAGGAGAACTAGAAACTTTAATTAACATAGAGGAGGCAAATGCTTTACTTAAAACAAGTGACCCTGTAAAATGTAAACTTATATAATGCCCACTAAACTTACCCCATAGGAAATATATATGGCAAAGAAGAATCTTCAGTTAGTACAGAATGAAAGTGGTGGTCCAAACAACAGTCTTAAAATGAGGATTGAAGACCTCAGAACAATCAGTGCTAAAACAGAAAATCAAGGCCAGTTTATGTCGCAGTATGCGTATAAGCCGGCCTTTTTGCTACATGGTTGTGCAGGCACGGGCAAGACTTTCATAGCATTATATCGCGCACTGGAAGAAGTAATGGACAAGGGCTCGACCAGAGACAAAGTAATTATAGTTAGGTCTGCTGTGCCGTCCCGTGAAATTGGCCATTTGCCAGGCGACCAAGATGAGAAAACTGAGGTGTATAGCGCACCCTACCAATCAATGTGTCAGGAACTTTTCCCAACGAAACAGCAACCGTATCAGAGGTTGATAGAACAAAAGTATTTGGATTTCATGTGTACTTCATTTGTCAGAGGTATCACACTAGACCATTCTATTGTTATCGTTGATGAATGTCAGAACTTAAATGACATGGAAATCAATTCCATAATGACAAGGGTAGGAGTCAATACAAAAATAATCTTTTGTGGTGACTTCCGACAAACGGACCTTTACAAGAGGAACGATTTGTCAGGACTTAAAAAGTTTATGGTAACCGTTGAAAATATGCCATCCTTCTGTTCCATTGAATTTGGGTCAGAAGATATAGTCAGATCAGCACTGGTCCGGGAGTATATTGAGGCCAGAATGA